CAATCTAACTCAAATATTAAATCTTGTAGATTAACATCTTCTATATTATGTTTTTTTAAATATGTTATAAGTTCTTCTGTATCAACTAAAATGTATTTATTGTCTACATCAAAAACAATTTTGTCAGCTTCAGTGTCAAATCTGCTTATTTTTACATTATTTGTTATAGGTCTAGTATCAAATTTATAAAAACCATTATTTAAATTACCTGCTATATCCCAAGAAGTTTTATTTTTAGGGTATTCAATATTTTTTAAATACGTTTTAAACTCTTTCATCTTTTCGTTTGGTCCAACCTGGAAGACCTATGTGAGGACGTCTATCAAACATATTATCTTTAGCTCCCGGTGTTTTACTATCATTATAATGTAAAAAAACTTGTACACATTCTTTACCTTTAAATGGTTCTCTCCAGTGTTCTAGATCACATCCTCTATACACTAACATATCACCTGGCTGTAATTTTATTTTTACCCCTTTTTTACCTCTTGCTCCAGAGGGTTCTAAATGTATAGGCCAATCATCTCCACCTAAATTCATAGTAGTGGATATCTCACAACTAAATCTATCTAAATGTCTTTTAAGAATATCTCCTTTTTTATATATTCTTACATAACTATAAGCAGGGAATAATTTAAGTTTAGTTGCTTTCTCCATATCTGGTTGACATTTTAACATTAAAGTTTCCATAGCAATATCAGAATAACAAGTATAGGTATTAGGCACTTGATGTTCTACGGATTCATAAAAACCTAACATAGTTTCAAAAGGTGAGATGTGTCTTTCTTTTAAACAAGTATCATATACTTGTTTTTTAATGCGTAAATAATTTGATAAAAATAAAGCTAGATCTTTATCAATAACGTTTTTTAAAACTACATATTTATCTTTTTTAAAATTCATTTTAATACCTATTAGTATGGGCACAATTAAAACTAATTCCATATTTAATTTTATCACCCGTATTTCTTTCACATTGATGTTTTAAAAATGAGCTAAAAATAGCAAAAGAACCTTTCTCAGGTTTTATCTCTTGTTTAATATCAGGGAATTTTAATATCTGAGAGTGTTCATTAAAATAAATAACTCCAGAAAAATAATTTCCTTCATGACCGTGTGGCTTAGTGTAATGACTCATACCAGTTTTAATTCCCCATGATTCACTTAATAGGTATTGATATTTGTGGTCATCAGCATCTATAACATCAAATATTTTCCAAAGAAGTTTTAAAAATTCTACGTCATTATTAAAATATTGCCAAGTTGTCATTTCTGCAATTACATTGGTTTTAAAAGAATTATTATTTTTTAATAAACATCCTTCATTTATTTTTTTAATAAAATATTTTGAATTTATTTTATCAAACTTACCTTTATAAAAAAAATAAGGTTGCTTTATCTGACCAATAATTTTTATATCAAAATTCATCTTTGGCCAGTGCTTTTGGTATAGCTTGAAGATTAAAATGAATAAACCTAAATGGTGCTTTGCCATGATCTACAGCAAACTCATGTTCTAAAAATCCTGGAAATAACATTAAAGTACCAGGTCTAGGTTTAAAATGAATTAAATCATTTCCTGGAAGAATGTTAGTATTTGTTTTCATTTTTAATTTAGTAGCACGTGCTCCTGTTCTTGGTTCATGAAAAATAGGATAGGATGTTTTTTCACCACATTTTAAAAAATAAAAACCGGATACGTGTTGATTCCAGTGTATGTGTGCTGAATGATGACCACCGCCTTTTTTAGCAAACTCTTGCACCCACATTTCAGTATACGTTAAAGAATAATGCTGCATATCATAACCTAGTTTATCTAAAAACTCCCACGCTTTTTCTCCAACATAATTTCTTATATCCATAAAATTAGAATCAGATGTTAAAGGTGTTGAGTGATGACTTAGTCCAAAATCACCATTTAATTTTATATAATCTTTATTTCTTTTTATAGCTTCTTTTATATATTTATCAGAAGCTTTATTTAAAGATTTTACATATTCAGGTTTAGATTCATACCAAATAGGCGTTCTAAAATATTCTAATACTTCCATATTATTTAAATGGATATCCAAGGCTCCACATCACCAATGAATATCTTACTCCTTTCGTTACTGGTTTAACTCTATGCCATACAAATGAAGGAAATACAACAATAGATCCTTTAGGAAGAATCTGATTTATTTTTTTAATATGTTTATCTTCATCTCTCATATTAGGATCATAGTCTCTAAAATCAAATTCCAATTCTCCTCCTTCGTATTCTGAACCATCTGTTAATTGACAAGTCAAAGAAATTTTTCTTACTTTGCCATGATTTAAAGTTCCTGGTCTATCATATGGCCTGTTCCAACCATCGTTGTGCCAATCATAATATTGATTAAGTTTATACTTTGTAAATTGACAAGACTCACTTCTATGCCATTCATAATTCCAACCAGCTAATTTATTTGCTTCTTCAACATAAGGATGTAATTCTCTATAAATCCAAGAATCATCTAACCAAGCAATGTCAGAGTGTCTTTTACGCTTCATAGTTTGAAGCTGTTCTTTTGATAATTTTTTATCATTGAAGCCACCCGTTTTACCTATAAGTTCGTTTTGTGAAAGCCCTTGTTTAATTAACAAATCACATATTCTATTTGGAATTGCAGATTTAAAATACCAACAGTAATTAAACGCGTTCATAAGTTATTGTTTGTACAAAGTTTAAAGAGTCTTTTTGTTTATTTTGTATGGAGTATGTATTTGTAGAAGGAAACATAATAAACATATTCTTTTTAAGATCCATGTTCCAACTTTGTCCTTTTCTTTTATTATCATCAAAATTTATTTTAACATTACAATTCAATGTATTTATTCCATATAATAAAATAAAATCAGGAGAATCAGCTAAGATCATAGGATTAATATGACTTAATGTTTCAGTTGATTCATTCGGAAGATAAGCGTTTGACCAAGAGTCTTTATTTTCTAAAATTAAATTATGTTTAATTCTAATATGCTCTCTTACGTAAGTGCATACTTTATCCCAGTCTTTACAGAAAGAAAATTGTTTTTTATTATATAAAGCGTCAAAAAATTGTTTACAAAGATTTAGAGGATTAACTTCCCAACCTTTTGGCATTTCAACATCACCATAATAAATTACCTGTTCACTTAATACTTTCTTCTGCATATCTTTTCAAAAGATATATCTTATTATAAGTAGTTATTCAAGTCCCAAGATTGGCCAGATTCATTCCAAGAATATGCCCACAAGTGAGTTTGAGCATCGTTTTGTGATTGTTGCTCGGCTGTTAAGGCAGGTGCATCACCTATTGGTGACGTCCATTTTGCTTTTGCTATTTCTTTAACCCATGATGGATGAGGTGATTGTGGCCAAAAAATTTGATTTTCAGAATCCCATTCAAAACCTACAGCTGCATAGTTTCCTCTAAAAGCTACACCACCGTCTGTATGGTTATTTTCCATAGTATTGTAAGAAGTTTGAATCCAAAGATGTGCAGGCCAATTATTGTGAGTTTCTAAATGTTGTTGTCCAGCAGCTTCAGTTGAAGCGTCTTTATCATCAACATGTAATACATTTAAGACTACATTCTCTTCTGAAATTTTTGCAAAATTAGCCATAATTATTTGAATTGGTATCGTATTACTACTACGCCACTTCCTCCATTAGTATTAGTTCCAGTATTAGTTCTTTTAGCTCCGCCGCCTCCAGTGTTCGGATCACCTTTACATTTATCTGCGGGATCAGGAGTTGGGGGACCTGCTCCGGCGCATCCTCCGCCGCCTAATCCTCCAGTACATCCGGATAGTGGGGCTGCTCCAGCTCCTCCTCCAGCAAAATAAAAACCTGTTCCTAATGGACCTGTCCCTGATTCACCAACAGATGCTCCGCATAAAGCGGCTACTGGATAAAATAATCCGTCACCACCATTTCTACTTCCAGATGGATAATCGTCTCCTTGCTCGCCGGCACCTCCGCCGCCTCCGCCAGCAGCCGTTGATGGGCCGCCATCTCCGCCTGGATTTCCTTCAGGTGGAGTAAAACCTCCAGAGTTTCCAGCTCCGCCAGTTCCAATAACTCCTCCGCCACCAGAGCCACCAGATAAACCATTCATAGTTTGAAAGTTTGCTGCTCCTCCGCCACCTGATGAAGTGATAGGTGAC